GAATTTAGTTTGGACGAAGCAGGCACCATGATTATTACTAAGGCTTCTTGGCAGGAATTGTCACTTCTCCCCTATGGCGCTTTTGAGGCCGCCAAGGTAGAACGGGTGGCCGCGAGTATCCACCAAAACGAAAACGAAGTAGAGTTAAATAGTGAACAGGACACAGAAAAGGAAGTAACCGAAATGTCAAACCCAGTAGAAACCCCTGCAGTTGTTGAAGCCGCAACAGTACAAACCATTTATGCACAGCCACGTAAATTGCGTTTGCCTAGCACGTCGGAATATATTGCTAGTTATGTTCGCGGCGGTGCAGATTTTGCACAACTAAACGCAAACATTAACGCGGCACGTATTGAAGCCGCCCCGGGCGTTGCACCATACATCAACACCGAAAGCACACCGGGCATTTTGCCGGAAATTATTACCGGCAGCGTATATGACGGACTAAACCCTATTCGCCCTTTCGTAACGGCAATTGGTACACGCGCAATGCCAACAGCAGGCGCAACTTTCCGCCGTCCAAAAATTACAACCCGCCCAGTTGTAACACAGCAGGCCGCACAGTTTGACCCGCTTAACGCGTCAACCGTCGTAGTTAGCAACTCCGATATTTCAAAATTAAGTTTTGGAACATACGTCACCGTCTCCGAACAAGACCTTGACTGGAGTGACCCGTCGTCAATTGACATTATTCTTAACCAATTGGCTATTGCTTACGGACAAGCAACCGACAACTACGCGGTAGACACTTGCCATGCAGCAATTACACAAACCGCAACCGTAACCGACACCGCAGTAGGTGCCGATTGGGTAGCAGCAATTTACGACGGTGCCCGTCAAATTTCGGAAACGTCTAACTACTTGCCAACCCATATGTTTGTAACGCCTGCAAGTTGGGCCGCCCTCGCAGCTTCAACCGACGACCAAAACCGCCCTGTATTCCCATACACCGGCGCACCAAACCTTATGGGTCAAAACGCTGCCGGCAATTCGTCAGCAACATCATGGAACGGCAACCCTCTTGGGTTGGTGTTGGTTGTTGACAAAAACGCGCCCGGCTCTTTCATGGGACACGCCGCAGGCCCTGCCGCAGGGTTTGAATTTTACGAACAGCAAAAGGGTGCTATTAGCGTTGAGGTTCCTGCAACTATGGGACGCACTATCGCCTTCAGAGGGTACGCTGCCGGTTTCATGGCAGACGCAACCAAGTTCGTTAAGTTCGTCTGATAACCGAAAGGTAGGCCTTTATGGCCGTCTATTCGGTCACACAAAAGTATTTAACCGATAACTACGCGGTTGTAGTACTACTAACTAACGCAGACCCTTTAGAGGTTGGTCAATCCGTAACTATTGCGGGAGTTGACGCAACCTTTAACGGTACCTATACGGTGCGCGAGTTGCCACAGTATTACTACACCGGCGTAGACGAACAAGGTTTCTTGCATTACGACATTGAAACCCCAATACAAAACCAAGTTTTGTTTGCTAAAACGGCAGCGAATGTAAACATTGTTGCAGCTACAGGAACGTTGACTACTACCCCGCAATGCACGTGGGTAACAACCGACGCACAAGTAGAAGATTGGCTAGGCATTGGCACGGCTACAGCAGCAGACCAAACCTTTATAACCCAATGCAGATTGGCCGCTAACGAGTTTGCGTATCGTCGCAGAGCCGAGGCAGGGTACCGAAACGAAAGCCTTAGCACCGTACCTAACCCGTCGGTATTACTTGGAACTATTGCTTATGCGGGTTTCTTGTATAGGCAGCGTGGGTCAGTAACAGACTTTGCCAGTTTTGACGGCTTGGCCGCCGGTGGCAGCATGGGCCTTAGCCCAATGATTAAGCAACTACTAGGCGTAGATAGGCCGGCGGTTGCGTAGTGCCTGTCGCATACACAGACCTATTTAACGAGGCCTTAGACGACCTTACAGCCACGTTACAGAGCATTACAGGGCTACAGGTAGTAAACGACCCGCGTAACATTGTGCCGCCATGCGCTTTTATTGACGCGCCAAGTTTTGTGGCATGGAACTACAACATAGTTAAATTAACGTTCCCGGTACGCCTGATAACCCTCGGCCCCGGCAACTTGGACGCCCAACGCAGCCTTATGAACATGGCCGCCAAATTGCTAGCTAAAAACGTTGCTGTAACAGACGGACGCCCAACCATTGCCATAATCGGCGGCAGCGAACTAGCGGCCTATGATTTAACTATTGAAATGCAAGCCCAAACAAGTTAGGTGCCTATGTACATTATTAAAAGCCCCCGCCTTGGTGTTGTTGGTACAGAATTTGTACCTAAACCCAAAACAAACGTAGCGGCACTTATTTGGGGTAGTTTTATTGAGGAAGTCGCAGACGAACCAACCGACGAAGTATCCACACCGGCACCTAAAAAAAGTGCTAAAAATAAGAGAGCAACACACAAGGAGTAACACCAATGTCTAGTAGCACATACCTCAGCAACCCGGGCGTTTCCGTGAATGGAATTTCACTCACAAATCAATGTACAGCCGCCACATTTCTACACCGTTTTGATACTTTGGAAAATACGAGTTTTGGCCAGACAAGCAGGACTTTCCAAGCGGGCCTCGGTTCCCATGAAGTAACGCTTTCGCTTTTCATGTCATATGCCGCAAGTGAGACCTACCAAACTTTGGCAGCACTAGTTGGCAACTCCGACATTGACGTAGTAGTGGACGGCGGCGGGGAGCTTTTCACCCTAACCAATTGCGCATTGCTTGAAATGCCTGTCGTAAACGCAACATTGGGCGAATTGTCAACCATTGACATTACGTTTGTTGGCGGCACCTACAGCGTTGCATAATTAGAGCCGAACAATCGGCCCGACACGAAAGAGGCAAATAATGCAATTAACCCTATTAGTTACCAACCATGAGGGCACCTATTCGGTAAGTACCAACTTATTTACCATTGTGTTATGGGAACGTCGTTTTAAACGCAAAGCGGCCGACATGGCCAACGGCATTGGTGTAGAGGATTTGCTATACCTAGCATGGGAAGCAAGCAAACAAGCAAAAATTGTTGTACCGTCCGAATTTGATACGTACTGCAAACAGGTGACAAACATTGAAGTAACCGCGCAAGAGGCCCCAAACCCTACCCAAGCGGTACCTACCGACGGCAACTAGCCGAACTGTTAATAGCAACAGGGTGGGCGCCGCATTGGTATAGCGCTACGTTTGACACACAAGATTTAGCGACGGTGGCTAAAGTTTTGGGGGACAGAAACAAAAGGTAGCAACAATGGCGCAAAAGGTTTTAGAGGTTAAAGGTATTCAAGAAACCTTGGCGTTATTGCACAAAATAGACCCAACCTATAGGCGGCAGGTAACTACCCAAATTAAACGCGCCGGCGCTGTAATGATTACCGAAGCCCGGCAAATGGTTACAACCATTGTAGGCGTTAAAGGCGCCCCACTATCCGGTATGAACCGTGGCACCCTCATAAAAGGCCGCGAGATTAAATGGAATACCGCAGCAGTAAACAAAGGTTTTAACGTAAAAGTAGGTTCACGCGCTACCAAGGAACGGTACGTAGATTTTACCCGGTATACCGACGGCGTAGCTACACACACAGAACAAATACCGTTTGGTGCCAAACCATATCGCCTTATGACGGTGCAACAACGTGACGCCGCAGGCGCTATCTATGACCATGCCGGACGACATACACAAGGCAAGTTTGTGGCAAACCTTAACGTTTCGGGCGGCGGTGAACAGCCCCGCGTAATTGATAAAGCCGTAGAGAAAAACAAACCTGCCGTACAACAAGAAGTACAATCGGTTATAGCAAAAGTAGAAGAAAAAACAAACCAAAAACTTAAACAGAGGTACAAATAATGGCAATTAACATACCTATTATTACCTCGTTTGTTAATACTGGGGTACAAGCTGCCGACAAGCAACTTAAAGCGTTTGGGACAAGCGCTAAAACGGTTGCGGGTGCGGTTGGCGGTTTTAGTCTTGCGGTTGGCACCGTACAAAGTGTGCTTGGCCCGGCTATTAGAGCCGCTTCCGATATGGAAGAAAGCCTTAGCAAAGTAAACGTAGTTTTTGGTAAGGGTGCCCGAGAGGTAGAAAAGTTTGCCGGTAGCGCGGCTAAAAACCTTGGTCAATCTAAACAATCTGTTTTGGACGCCGCCGGGGTATTTGGAACATTTGGTAAAGCAGCCGGATTAGCCGGTACTGACCTTGCCGTATTTAGCAACGATTTTACAACCCTTGCTACTGACCTTGCGTCGTTTAATAACACTACTCCGGAAGAGGCAGTACAAGCTATTGGCGCGGCATTGCGTGGCGAGGCTGAACCATTGCGTAAATACGGTGTTTTGCTCAATGACGCAACCCTAAAACAAGAGGCAATGACCCTTGGCATTTACGACGGAAAAGGCGCGCTTACCTCACAGCAAAAAATATTGGCCGCCCAATCCGCTATTTATAAACAAACAGGCGACGCGCAAGGCGACTTTATGCGTACTAGCGACGGCCTCGCTAACAGCACCCGCACATTGTCGGCAACATTTAAAGATTTACAAGCCAAATTTGGCGCGGCATTTATTGAACAAGCTAAAACCGCTACCGCAAACATAAACTTTTTAACGCAAGCATTTAACAAACTACCAACGCCAGTAAAAAACAGTAGTAACGAAATTGGCGGTTTTATTGGGTTTTTAAAGAATATGCAAAACCCGCTAAGCCAAGCATGGTGGGGCCTTACCAATTTGCGTAAAGCGTTTGAAAACGATAAAGCAACTGGCGCATATAACGAAAACCTAAAATTTAGTGCCCAACAAACTATGCGTAATGCTGACGCTGCCGGTGAATTTAATCGCAAATTGCGCGAACAGCAAGAGGAAACTGGCGGCGCTGCTAAGAAAATAAACGAACTTTACGACGTTATAAATGACAAATTGGCCGACGCGTTGGACGACGCTAAAGACCAATTAGAAGACGCACAAGACGCCTTTAGAGACTTCGGCCAATCTGTTGCCGACGGCATTAAAGCCGGGTTTAGTTTTGCCGACGCAAAGGAAGCAGGCGTAGAAACTGGCGGCGGTTTCCTAGCCGGATTACGTGACCAAGTAGCAGGCGTAAAACAATATGCCGCCAACGTAGACACATTGCTAAAACGCGGACTAAGCCAACAGGCGCTAAGCGAAGTACTCAACGCAGGCGCGGAAGCAGGCGCCGCTATAGCTGCAGAACTTGTAGCAGGTGGGCAGGAAGCAATTACAGGCCCTAACGGCGTTAACGCATTAGTTGAAACCGTACAAAACGTGGCAAACAAACTTGGTTTGGATAGCGCCGAACGTTTCTACCAAGCCGGCGTAGACCAAGGCAAAGCCCTAGTAGCAGGCCTTGAAAGTGTGTTAGCAAAATACGAACAGATATTAAAAAACCCGAATTTAAGCACCAAACGCCTAAACGCGCTTTTGCAGCAAGCACAGACAGACATAGCATTTACACAAATAACCGCAGGCCAAACGGTTGCAGCACCGGCACCAACAGCCGCACAAATTCAAAGCATGGAAGAGCATAGAGCTATGCGCGGCGGCACAACCAACTACACCGTAAACGTACAAGGCGGTATGGCTACAGCAGCCGAAATAGGTCGCGTAACAAACAACGGTTTACGTGCCTTTGCACGCGAAAACGGCCCACTAGACCTACCAATAGCGGGGTTTAGATAATGCCCGGCAGCACCATTACCCAAGCTGGTAATTATGCGTTAAAAATAGATACCGGTTTTGACGTCAACGCATTTATTTTAAACGACGACATTAAAGGCGTATTAGATAACACAACGTATGTGTTAGACGGTACCGGCGATTTTGCTGACGTAACACAGTCAACAACCCAAATAAGCGTACGACGCGGCAGACGCGACCAAGGCGACCAATTCAGCGCCGGAAGCATGACCTTTACCATTTACGACGTAGACGGCATTTTTAACCCGTTTGACGAAAACGGCCCGTACTACAACACCCCGGAAGCGCTGCCCGGTTTAGCACCGTTACGCAAAGTAGAACTAATACGCTACGACGCAAGCAACAACCCCGAATACCTGTTTAAAGGCCGCGTAGTTAACTACGACTACAACTTTGCCTTAGACGGCCTAGACACCGTAACCGTGTACTGTTCAGACGATTTTTACCTATTAGCCCAAACCTATATGGACGAACTTAACGTAACCGTTGAAACGTCCGGCGAAAGAATAGAAACCGTATTAGACCTACCCGAAGTAAACTATCCGACAGGTGCGGCCCGAAACATTGACCCGGGAACCGTAGACCTAGGCCACGACGCCGCCTACACCGTGCCCGCAGGAACAAACGTCTTAAATTATTTGACACAAATAAATCAAACCGCCGAATTTGGGCGTATTTTTATGTCACGTGCCGGGGTGCTTACATTTACTCCACGTGTAGGGCCAACGCTTAGCGGCGCTGTAGCTAATTTTACTGACGACGGAACCGACATACCTTACGACAACTTAGGTATTACTTTTGAGGCGGACGCCGTAACCAACCGTGTTTACATTGAAAACCTAGGCGGCAGCAGCGCAACCGCTAACGATTTACCAAGCCAAGCCGCGTTTTTTGTGCAAACCGATAGCATAACTAACAGCCTTTTAGACGATAGCGAACTATCAGACGCCGCAACCTACCTGTTAAACGCCTATCCGGAAGCCCGCTACAACAGCGTAGAAACCGTTTTAGGTGCCCTAACAACCACACAACGCGACACCGTGGTATTAGTGGACATAAACGACACAATCACCATAGAACGAACCTTTACAACCGGTTCCAGCCAACAAACATTGGCCCAAGAATTAGGCGTAGAGGGTGTAGAACATGAAATAACCTTAAACGGCCACAGGGTACGCTTATTTACAAGCCCAACAACCATTATTTATGAGCTGATATTAGACGACACAACCTATGGCGTATTAGACGCCAATAATGTTTTAGGATAGGTAGCACTATGGCACTGACAGATTTCGTAGCCGGGCAGGTCCTCACAGCCCAACAATTAGACGACAGTTTCGCAGCTGTTGACTGGAATGAAAACGTAATTATTAACGGCGCTATGCAGGTCGCACAACGCGCAACAAGTGTTACAGGTATAACGACAAGTGGATACCGAACCGCCGATAGGTGGAATTTTGATATAACTTCCTTGGGCACTTGGACGCAAACCGTAGAAAACGACGCACCTACCGGGTCGGGTTTTCGCACGTCATTAAAAATGTTATGCACAACAGCAGACGCCGCGCCGTCCGCAAGCGATTTTGCGTTAATTGAACAAAGATTAGAAGGCCAAAACATTCAACAATTTGCAAAAGGAACTGCTGCCGCAAAAACTTTTGTTTTATCATTTTGGGTTAAGTCCAATGTAACAGGCACATATATTGCAAATTTGTACGATAACGATAATGCCCGTTCAGTTTCCGCAACCTACACGGTTACCGCTTCGGCAACTTGGGAAAAGAAAACTATTACTTTTCCGGCAGATACAACCGGTGCAATAGATAACGATAGTGCATTAAGTTTTAACGTGCAGTTTTGGTTAGGTGCAGGAACAACTTTTACTTCAGGTACATTAAATACAACATGGGCAGCAGTAAATAACGCTAACCGTGTTGTTGGTCAAACTAATCTTGCCTCGGCGATAAACAACTATTGGCAAATAACGGGCGTACAGCTTCAGCCGGAACGTGCCAGCCAATTTGCGTTTTTAAATTACGGCACCGTTTTATCGCAATGCCAAAGGTATTATTATGTTTTTACTTGTGGTATTGGTGGAGTTTCGGGTTTTGCTGACACGACTTCCGTCGGTTTGTTTTATTTGACATACCCCCCTATGCGTGCGTCGGCCACAGCGACGCTTACTGCTACAGATTTTGAAATGAGACGTAGCGGCACAAGTTCTACTGCTGGTTCAACTGTTTCAACGGCTGGTGGTGTTAGTTCTGCAAGAATAGATTTAACCGGTGTATCTGCGTCATTAACTGCTGGTCAAGGCCTTGGACTTGCTGCTGTTTCAGGAACTAAAGAGATTAAACTTTCGGCGGAATTGTAATGAAAAATTATTTAATAAAAAATATTGAAAAAAATATTAAAGTTATTGTTGTTAACAATGTTGATGGTTCTAGTTCTTTTATTCCTATGGACACAGCCAACACCGACTACCAAGATTATTTGGCTTGGGTAGAGGCAGGAAACGTAGCAACCGAATGGGCACCCGACACAAACAGCGAAGCGTAATGTCGTGGCTGTTGAAGTTGTGGTTTCTCTTGTCGGTGGCGGTTTCGCTGTACTCGTGGCGCTTATCGGCAAAATAGGTATGGACAATAAAAAAGACCATGGCGTAGTGCACAAAGCGTTAGGCCGCATTGAACAAAAAATAGACGCACACGTAGAAAGCCACGACGCATGAAACAGCAAATAAAACTTATGTGCGCCTCGTATGGGCGTAGTGTTGTTGCGGCTGTTGTTGCCGTGTATTTGACCGGTGCAACCAATCCAACCGATTACCTTAAAGCAGCTGTAGCGGCGCTTATTCCGCCTGTTATGCGTTGGGCCAACCCAAACGACACGGCCTACGGCCGCACTAAATGACGGCTAAAGCCCAACCCGGTGTACCCGGCAGCCGTGACTACATTGGCGCAAGCGACGGCCCCGCAAAAGGCAAACGGGCAGGTACCGAGGAATGGGTACGGCAGGCAATTAAATACAGCAACGGTGCATTGTGGAATAACGGTACGTGGGCGGTTCGCGACATTAAAGGAAAGCCCGGCCAAATGTCTGTACACGCAACAGGCCGCGCTATGGACCTGTCCTATCGTAAAACCGATAGCAAAGGCGTAGCCCAAGGCAGAAAAGCCGCTAAAGCGTTTTTAGACGTTGTAATAGTTAATGCAAACAAACTTGGCGTACAAATGTGTATTGACTACTGGCCCACCGCTTGGGGTAGGGCATGGCGTTGCGACCGGCAAGCTTGGAAAGCGTACGAAACTAAAACCGTAAGCGGCGCACCTGGCGGGGATTGGCTACATTTTGAACTAAGTCCTGCCATGGCAGACAACCCGGAAGCCGTAAAAACCATATTTAAAGCCGTTTTTGAGGTATCCACAACCGCGTAACAATCGTTGGCTAGGGTTTTTAACACCGACGGAAAGGCTTACGCATGACAGACGTACAATGGTTTAACTATGAGTGTTTCATAACAACACTTGAAACCGGCCAACAGGCCATGGTGCAAATTTTTAGAAACCCACAAACAAACGACGTGCTACACGTACAACTAGCTTTTAAAAGCCCGGCGCGTGGTAGTTGGGGTGTGCCCTACCAAATGGACGTAGCGAAATGATTACCCACAGAATAACCACAGGCCTAATAGGGCTAATTACAGGCGTTTTAGTGTTGTTTAGCCCAGGTAATGCACAAGCCCCGATACAAAACACACAGGTAGTACCCGCTTCGATACCCGCAACCACGACTACTAGCACCACGTTGCCCGCATTGGTCACTACCTGCAGCCAGGTTGCGTCATTGGCGTTAGCAGAGGGTTTACCGCCAAGCGAACTAGAAACCGCGTTGCGTGTCGCTGTACGTGAAAGCCGCTGCACAAGCGACGCATTTAACGCACATGACCCAAACGGCGGTAGTTATTCCATTTACCAAATTAACGGGTTTTGGTGCCTACCAAACAGCAATTGGCCTAGTGGTTGGCTACAAGCAAAAGGAATTGTTAACAGCTGCGCAGACCTATTCGACCCAACAACCAACACACGCGCCATGGTTGCCATTTGGCGTAACAGCGGTTGGCTACCATGGAAAACAGCAAACTAATGCAAGAACAGCCCTACCCCGACAACACCATAAGTGAGGAAACCCGACGCATGTTAGACCCGACACAAAACGCGCTACTACGCCACCAAGCCGTACTAACAAATTTAATAGACGAAATTTGCAGACCGGCACACGTACCGTACAAACCTCGACACGCCGAACTAATCGCCAAACTAAAACACCTGGCAGTAGACCTAGACCTAAGCGGCCAACAAGACGCATGGCAAACCGTTAGCGAAGCAATAGAGGCGTTAGGCGGCTAACCGTGACAACCGTTTATTTAACCCCGACGGAAATAAACTACGCATACGCAGTAGCCGAACTACGCCACGAAAACGCCAAACACAACCAACACCAAGACAGGTTTAAAGGCGAATTTAAAAACACGTTGCCCGACAAAATAGGCGCGCTAGGCGAATTTGCGCTAGCCAAACATCTAAACGTTTATTGGGGTTACGAACCGTACAACCCAAAAGCAAACGACGTTGGACGCTACGAAGTACGCACAACACCTCGCCCGGACGGTTGCCTACTTACACGCGATTTTGACAAACCCGCAATATACGTGCTAGCAACTCTCGACAAAGAAAACAAAGCGGTAGTTTTGCGCGGGTGGAATACCTTGTATGAAACTATGCAAGTTGACCGGTGGGCACCCTATATGCCGTTGCCATGTTTCAAAACGCCACAAACTTTGTTACACGCAATGAGTACATTACCTGCAGCAATATAACCCGACATGAAAGACAAACCCGACGTGAGACCTTGCCCCAAATGCGGCGTTACGACATACGCCTACAAAGCAAATAAAACGCACGACAGAACTTTATATTTTCACCCCGGAACCTGCAAAAAGGCGGCATACAAACATGGCATTTAACATAGACAACTACGTAGACGTACCAACACGCCTAAAAGACGCATTAGACAAATACCCGAACCTACGCATACAAGAAACAGCCGCAGAGGTTGTAACCATGCCCGACGGAAGCACGTTTTACCGTTGCACCGTT